ACGAACTGGACGAACTGTCCGAAGGCGCATCGGCCAAGGTCGCGGAGTCGATTGATTACGGCGACGGCAGCTATTGGACCGCGTTTGACACCGACCGGGAAAACCTTTGGGTCGATAGCCGCAGGCGCGTCCGGCTGATCGATCACTGGTACAAGCGGGGCAATATCTGGCGCTGGTGTCTGCACACGGGTTCGGTCGATCTGATGAGCGGTGACAGCCCGTTCGTGAACGAGCGCGGGGAATCGATCTCCAAATATAATGCGTTCTCTTGCCTGATCGATATCGACGGCGACCACTATGGTTTTATCCGCCGCATGCGCGGGCCGCAGGATGCCATGAATCAGCATCGCTCTAAGGCGATGCACATCATGAACACCCGCCAGATCAAGATCAAGGAAGGCACGGTTGACGATATCGAGGTGACGCGGCGGGAAGCCTCGCGCCCCGATGGCACGCTGGTCTATCGTGGCCAGAGCAACGACCTTGAAGTGATCGAGGCCGATCAGGAATTCATCAACCAGACGAATTACTACAACGACGCCAAAGCCGAAATCGACACCTTTGGTCCCAACCAGCAATTGATCCAGCAATTCGGTCAGAACGTCTCGGGCCGCGCCGCCAACATGCTGCAACAGGCGGGCTTGGCCGAACTCGGGCCGTTCCTGAAAAACTTCCGGATGTGGAAGTTGCAGCGCTATCGGTCATGCTGGATGGCGGCGCAAAAATTCTGGACCGCCGACCGTTTCCTGCGCGTCACTGAAAATCAGGGCGTCGCGCAATTCATGCAGATCAACGGCGTCGGGATGGACGAGACCGGCGTGCCGGTGCTGGTCAATTTCCTTGGCAATATCGACGTTGAAATCAAGGTCGATGAAGGCCCCGACACCGAAACAATCCAGGGCGATGTGTTCGATCTGTTGATGGCGCTGGCGCAGAACAACGTTCCGGTGCCGCCCGCGATGATTATCGAAGCCTCTTACTTGCCGGTTTCGGAAAAGCAAAAGCTGCAACAGATGATGAACCAGCCGCCCGATCCGATGGTGCAGATGGCCAAGCAACTGGCGATGCAGGAAAAGCAGGCCGACATCGGCAAGAAGCAGGCCGATATCGGCAAGACCCAAAGCCAGACCATCCTCAACACCGCAAAGGCGCGCACCGAAGGCATGCCCAGCGCGCCGCCGCCGCCGCAAACCCCCTTGGAAACCGCGCAACAGCTCGCCGATATCAATGAGACCAACGCCACGGCGATGCACAAGCGGGCGAGTGCTACCAGCCTGTATCACAAGGCGCTGATTACACCGTTGCAGATGGCGGCCGAACACGCCCAGCGCGGCGCAGATCGCATCCTCGATCACGGCCACCGCAACGCGGATCGTGCCACCGACAGCGCGCACCGCAACGCCGACCGGCGCGCACAACAATCGCAACTCGTGCAACGCAATCTGACACCAGAGTAAGCCGCAAGGCGCACGCTGCCCGCGTCCCGACGACTGGTCACTCCGTCGCTTGAAGAAATCGGGTATCGGCAAAATTCGTCCGTCGCGAACGACATCGCGGCACCACGTCTCACATCCCGAAACGATGTGCCCCTGATCCGGGGATCGGATCAGTACGCCCACTGTGCGCGACAGCACAGCCACGTAGCCGGATCACGACAATTCCGGGGAGACCGAAAAGTGACTGACGTTACCCAAGGCCAAGATGCCAGCGACAACGATCTTTTTCGCGAAGCGCTGGACTCGACCACACTTGAGAAATTTGAAAATCCCGAACTGCCGAAAGTCGCGCCCGAACCAAAGCCGGTTGAGCCAAAGCCAGCCGAACCAAAGTCGGGTGAACCTCCAGCGCAAAAGACCACGGACCCGGATGCTCCGGTGCCGCCCGGCCGCTTGCGTGAGGAAGCCGACGCACGACGGCGGGCAGAGCGTGAGCGCGATGATCTGCGGAGCCGGTTGGAGGCGCTAACGCGCCAGCCGCCTCAACAGCAACCAACGCAACAGCCCCAAAAGGTCGATCTGTTCGAAAACCCTTCCGGCTTCATCAAGCAGGAAGTGTCCCCGTTCTTCGAACAGTTTCGCCAGGAATTGCAATTCACTCGCGAGGCGATGAGCCTCGATAATGCGATTGCACGTCATGGCGACGACAAGGTGATGGCGGCGCGACAGGCCCTTGAACAGGGCATGCAGCGCGGCGATCAGAACATCTGGGGCCTCTACAATCGAGCGATGCAAAGCCACGATCCTTATGGCGTCATTGTCAAATGGCACCATGATCGTGAAACGCTCAACTCGATTGGCGGCGATCTGGAAAGCTTCCGCAAGAAGACCCGCGAAGAAGCGTTGAACGATCCCGAATTTCTCAAAGCGGCCAACGAAAGGCTTAGGGCAGCGGCAAACGGAAAATCCGTCAACCGCCCCGTCGTCATGCCATCGGTCCCCAACATGCCATCGCTCTCGAATATCGGCGCGGGTGGCGGGGATGAACAGCAAACAGAACCGTCAGACGAGCAGTTGTTTCGAGCAGCCGTTACAGCCAAGCGGCGCTGAAAAGCGGCATCGCAATAGCGAGCCGGTGCGTCGCTAACCCCAAGGGGTTATCGGCATGCTTACCTCCAATCACGTCAACAACGAACTTATTAAATTCCGCCGTCAGGTCATTTCTGATTTCCTGCGGCGCTCGCGCTTCGACCCCTTCATGGGCGATTCGTCTACCTCTGTGATCGTCCGCATGGCCGATCTGGAAGCGGACGGCAAGGAAATCAATGTCCCGCTGGTGAACCAGATGACCGGCGACGGTGTCGGTGCTGGCACGCTGCGGGGCAATGAAGAAATGATGGACTCCTACGGCTTCCCCGTGTGGGCCGATTGGGGCCGCAACGCGATTGCCAACAACCGGGCGTCCAATAAGGAAAGCTCGTTCAACGTGCGGTCAACCGCGCGTGATCTGTTGCGCGGCTGGTCGCGTCGTATCATCCGCGACGATCTGACCGACACGCTGTTGTCGATCCCGACCTCCACCATCCAGCCCGGCCGCTTGCAGGCACCGGGTAATCGCGTCAACGGCTTGCGATGGAGTGCGGCGACCACGGCACAGAAAAACTCGTGGACGGCGGCCAACTACGACCGGATTTTGTTCGGCTCACTGGTCGGCAACTATTCGTCCACCTTCGCGACCGCGATTGCCAACGTCGATGCGACGGGCGATCTGATGACGGCGGGAGTTGGTTCGCTGGCGAAGCAACTGGCGAAACAATCCGGCGTCGATCCGAACAACCCCGGCACCTACAACGGGCGGCCCAAGATCACGCCTTGGGAACTGCCCGAACTCGATGAAGAAATGTATGTCTGCTTCATCGGCGACCGCGCATTCAAGAGCCTGCAAAACGATCCGGTCATGTATCAGGCCAATCGTGATGCACGCGAGCGCGAGAGCAACCCGACCAACAACAACCCGATCTTCACGGGCGGGTCGTTGAAGTATGACGGCATTCTCTACAAGAACATTCCCGAAATCACGCAGCGCTTGTTGCTGAAAGGCGCGGGCGGCGGTGGTGCCGATATCGAGCCTTACTTCATGTGCGGTCAGGCGGCGATGGCTTACGCAATGGGCCAGATGCCGCGTCCGACCACGCTGGAGGATGGTGACTACGAATTCATCACCGGCTTGGGCATCGAAACCCAATACGGCGTTGCGAAGATTGCCAAGGCCCCGCAGAGCGTACCTGGGGCCACGGTCGGCGACCTCGTTGATTGGGGCATGGTGACGGGTTTTGTCGCCGCCCCGGCCGCCGCTTAAGTCTCAACTACAACGGCGCGGAATAACCCGCGCCGTTGGCTTTTTAAGTCTCACCCGGAAAGGGAAACCAGATGGTTTATCGGAAAGATTGGGGCCAGCCCATGCAAGGGCTACAGGGCTTCGCGCGCACCATGAAGGCATTCGGCCGCAAGATTAACCTCACGGCGGCTGACCTCGGCACCACCAACAACGTCGTCGGCGGCTTCATCGTCCCCGGTGGCTTCATGATCCTCGGCTGGTACGGCAACACGGTGCCCATCCTCGGGGCCGCGCTATCGCTCTCGATTGGTGATCCCGCAAGCCCGGCGCGCTATTTGTCAGGCTCGGCCATCGGCACGACGGGCGGTGCGTTCCCGGCGATGGCCGCGACCGGACAGTTTTTCCGGACCTTCACCGACACTGAAATCCAAATTCTGATCGCGACGCAATCGTCCGCACCAGCGCCCGGCGTTCTGGAATTTTATATGTACGGGATGACGGTTTGAGTCAGTCGTATTTACCTACGTTTCATGTGAAACGGTCCTAATAAATACTCCACTCAAACCAAGGGGTTAACCGATGACAATCGTTATGAAATCCATGACCGTGACCTATCACGCCCCGCCCGGCGACAGCAAAGTCGTTGAAGCGTTCGGCCACACCTTCTTTGATGGCAAGTCCGAACAGATCGAAGTGCCGGAACACACCGCCGAAAAGCTGCGCGGCAACCGGCACTTTCAATGCTCCGATTCGCAGGACGCCAAGCCGAAGCAGGACGCCAAGGCGACCAAAGCGGATGAGGATGCGGCCAAGCGCGCCGATGAGGCAAAGACCGCCGCGCAACTGCCGAACCCGCCGCAGCGTGGCGCGGTGCTGAACCCCCCGGAAGCGGAGCAGCCGCCCTTTCCGGATGGTGAAAAGGGCGAAGCGAAAGGCGAAGCGCACCACGACAAGCACGAAGCGCACAAAGCCAAAACCTAAGCCGAAGGCAAAGACGAAAAAACGGGGCCGCTGACAGCGGCCCTTTTTCGTGAGGGTAGCATGGCGCTCAGTCATACGTCCGCAGAACTGGTCAACAAGGCCGCCGCGATCCTGGGAAAGTATGTGCCCGGCGAAGCGTTGGGCGCGGTTGAGTATGAGACCATTGACGGCTGCATTGATGACGTGCTGACCGAAATCGGCAAAATCGTTGCCGTCCCCGACCGCGACGACATTCCTAATCTGGTGTTCGAAACCATCGCGCGCATTCTCGCGATTTATGCGGCGGCGGAATTTTCCAATGTGCCGCCTGACCTCGCGGCCATCGAACAGCACGAACAACGGCTGCGCTATCTGATCGCGCAATCGCCGACGTATGAAGTGCTGGCAACCAATTATTTCTGATGACCGACGTTCCGCTTCCGCTGCTCAACGCGCCGGGGAGGGTGCCGCAGGCTGCGGGCGGCCGGTTGCTTAACTGCTATCCGGAAACGCTGCCTGCGACCGCTGGCAAGCCCTATGCCTATTGGCGCGTGCCGGGGCAGCGACCGTGGGCCACGTCGCCGGGCGTCAGCTTTCGCGGCGCGCTGCTAGTCGGCAATCTGGTCTATGCGGTGATCGATAACACCGTTTACACCTTCCCCGCTGGCGGCGGTGCGGGCACGCCGCTATCGGGGACCGTGCTGGGCACCGGCCCGGTCACGATGGCGCGCAACAACGCCGTGGGGCCTGACATTGCCATTGTCGCGCCGGGCAATGGTGCCTATCGGATCAATCCGCAGCCCACGAGCGCGACGCCACCCGGCACCAACAATGCAGTAGTGACCTATCCGAACGGATCGGGCGGCTTCATCGTCGGCTCGCCAAGTGCGGTCGGCTATTTGCAAGGCTCGTTTCATTTCGCCTATCCGAACGCGGTAGTGTTCGCCACCGATCCGGACACCAGCACAAGCCCGACCAACATCAACGCGCTGAACTTTGCGACTGCGCAAAGCAAGCCCGACACGCTGTATCGGCCGGTGCCGTATAACGGCCAATTGCTGTTGTGCGGGGCCAACTCGATTGAAGTGTGGGGAACGCCGGTCAATCCGACCGGATATCTGTTGTCCTACGTCTCGACCATTCCGCGCGGCGTCGTCGGCATCAATGCGATTGCCGGTCACGATGACGGTTTCGGCAAGGGGATTTTTTTCGTCGGCGACGACTTCAAGGTCTCGACGCTTTCCGGCTACACGCCGACGCCGATTTCGACGCCCGATCTTGATTTGCTGATCGAACGCGAGCCGGACAAGAGCGTCATCACCGTCTCGGTCTATGTCAGTCAAGGCCACGGCATGGTGGTGGTGCAGGGACCGGCGTGGTGTTGGGAATACGACACCACCCTGCAATCCTGGCACGAGCGCAAGTCGCATCTACAGCAATACTGGCGCGGGCTGTTTCCGTTGTGGGCGTTCGGTGTCTGGGTTTGCGGCGACAAAAAGAGTGGCAACCTCGCCGTGATCGACGGCAAGCTCTCGACTGAATTTGGCGTCAACGACGTTCAATTGCTGACGAACAGCGGCGGCCCGACAGGCGGCACCTTCACGCTAACCTTCAGTGGTCAGGTCACGGCGGCGATCCCGGCGCTTGCCACGTCGGATCAGGTGCAGGCCGCGCTTCAAGCGCTGCCCATGATTGGCGTGGGCAACATAATCTGCACGGGCGGCCCGCTCGGCACCGCGATCACGATGACGTTCGCGGGCGCACTCGCGGCAAAGCCGCAGCCGCTTATCACGGTCAACGCGACGCTGACAGGCGGCAGCAGTCCCGCGATGGCGATCAGTCACGCCACCACGGGCGTCGCGGGCGACCCGCTGCTTATCACCATCGAGACCGGGCCGCTTCCGGCATTCCCTTACAAAATCCGCGTCAACGGCATCGAGCTTTATTTGACCAAGGGCGTCGGCATGGCGACCGGCGCGGACCCGCTGCAAACCGATCCGGACGTTTCAATTTCGATTTCGCGCGACGGCGGCCAGACGTGGAGCAATCCGCGTGTGGTCAAGATCGGGCGGCAATCGCTGACCGATGGCCGCGTGCGCGCCGCGACTTGGGGGCAGGCGCAAAATCAGGGCGTGCGCTGGCGCTTCCGCGAGAGCGCGCCGCTGCCGTTCGCGTTCATGGGCGCGGACATGCAAGTGGACAAACTCAGGTGAAAATCAATCTGCCGTCGCAGGTCGTCCACGTCGATACGCCGACTGGCGTTGATCCTGTCTGGTTTGAAAAATTTCAAAACTTGGCGGCGTTCGCAAACCTGTTTTCGGAAGTGAACCCGGCGACCCTGACCAACGGTCAAGTGCTGATCTGGAACGCCGCGCAAAAGAAGTTTCTCCCCGGAGCAAACTAAATGGCCTCATTTTTTGACACGCTGTTCGGCGGCGGTGCGCAAGAGGACGCGGCTGCAAAGAACGCGATTGCGCTCAACCAATACGGCACGACTGCGAATGCGGCGCTCGGCACCGGCTACGGCACGGGCGTCACCAATCTCAATCAGGCGATTGGGGCCTACAGTCCGCTTGCGAGCCTCGGTACCAAGTACAGTCAAGCGGGTGATCTGTTGCTCGGCGCGGAAGGCGCTGGCGGCCCAGCGGGCACCGCAGCGGCGCAAGCCGCGTTCACCAATGCGCCCGGCTATACCGGCGCGGTCAGTGCGGGCACCGATGCAATTTTGCGCCAGTTGGGCGCAAGCGGCATGTCTCAGTCCGGCAATGCTGCGGAGGATGTGGGCACCTTCACGCAAAATCTGCAAAACCAGCAATACAATACGTGGCTGCAAAATTTGCAGCAAACCGCAGGCATGGGCGCGAACGCGACGGCGGGCGCGGCGACAGGCCAAGCGGCGGGCTATGGCTCGCTGGCCAATCTCGGCTACCAGTACGGCAGCGACCAAAGCGGCGTCGCGGGCAACATCGCGTCCGGTACCATGTCCGACAATGACATGGTTGCGGCGGGGCAGGCGGCGGGCGCGAAGAACCTTCTCGGGGCCGGTTTGTCGCTGGCAACCTTGGGGTTGGGCGGCGGCGCGGGCGGCTTTGCCAATTCGCTGGTTGGCAAGATCGGCAGCAATGCGGGCAATTTGTTCTTTGGCGGCGGAAGCCCGACCGGACTGTGACCGATGGCGATCACACCCCTTGCGGTCCCGACCCCTCCCGCGATCAATAATGCGTTCGACTTCTCGCCGCTCGCGCGGCTTGGGCAAACCACGCCGCAGAATGACACGCTGACCGCCCTGGCGAGCCGCTACGGCGCGGCACCGTCAACGCTGGCATCAATCGCACCATCAACACCGTCAACGGCGGTTTCTCCCTCTGCCGGTGGAACGTCGGCGGCGTTCGCGGCACCGCCGACAAGCGGCGATGTGGATGCAGCACTGCGCGCCACCGCCGCCGCCGCTGGCATGGATGTCCCGACATGGAAAGCGATTGCCTCGATTGAAAGTAGCCTAAATCCATCGAGCAATTTTGAACGGCCGACGCAGTACAAGGGGCTGTTTCAGATCGGCTCGCGCGGCGATGACTCGGAATGGTCGCGCCACGGTTCGGGCAGCATCTACAACGCGATGGACAACGCGAGCGCAGCGGCGAAGCTTGCGGCCGATAACAACGCGCGCTTCACGCAGGCATTCGGCCGCGCGCCGACGCCAGCCGAAACCTACATGATGCACCAGCAAGGCTTGGGTTTTTACACCAACGGCACCATGACCAACGTTGCGGGCAATCCCTATCCCGGCATGAGCGGCCCGCAGACACCTTCATCATTCGCGGAAGGCTGGGGCCGCGAAATCGAACGCCGCGCGAAATATTTCCGCAAATCTGAGGAAGCCGATAGTGGCGATTAACCAACTGCAAATCCCGCAACCGAACATCAACAGCACGGTTGATCCGTCGATGTGGGGCGCGCTGGGCAATCTCGGCAACGTCTATCAAAAGGCGCAAGAGGACGCCAAGCAGCGCGAGACCCTTGCACAACTGGGACAAAGCCCGGAAGCCGATGCGCTGACGCTGTTGCATTCCGGCATCCCATCGCTGGCGCAGATCGGCATCAATTTGCGGCAGCGGGGCATCGATCAGGCGCGCGAGGATCAGCGTTTTAAGATCACGGACGCCCGTGCCGATGCCGATCTCGCCATGCGGCAAGCCGCAGAGGCGCGCGCGCAAGGCGACTATGACGAAGCAACACAGAAGGAAGCCGCCGCGCGCAAGGCGCTGCTTGCCCTTCCTTTTGGTCAGCAAGCCGCGCCACCGGCCGCAGCGCCGTCATTCCCCGCGCCACTGCCCGGCGCAGCGCCGCAAACCGTCTTACCGCAGCAAGCGCCGCCCGTCGCGCCACCGGCCGGTCCCGCGCCGCCAATGTTGCCAGCGCCGCCCGCTGGACCCGCTGCGCCATCACCCATTGCGCCAAGTGAAGTTGCGGCGACCACATCGGCCGCGCCGCCTTCCGTGGTGGATCGCATGGCGGACACTCTGGCGTCCGGCAGGCCACCAGCAACCGCTGGTATTACACGCCAACAGATCGCCGATCTTTATGCGGACCCCTCAACGCGACCGCTGGCGACTACATTCCTGCAAACGATGTTCGGCGAAAACAAACCAACCGTGGTCAAGGAAGGTGAACGGTTGGTGGTGAAACGACCCGATGGCAGCTATCAGGACATCACGCCGGGCGGTAGCGTCAGCAAGGAGGAACGCGAGGCGCAGGGTTATTTCAAGGCGGGCAAGAGCCTCGGGATGAACGACGATGAGGCGAAGGCGTTCGCGGCGAACAAGGGCAAGACGCCAAGTCAGGATTTGCGGCCCGCCGAAGAAAAGCGCGTGAGCAGTCTGACCGACGAAATGAAAACCGCGCAGCGGGTGCTAGACAACGTTAAGCAACTGAGGGAGGTGTCAAAATCGGCGTGGGGGTTTACTGGCGCGGGACCGGCATCGCTGCTGGCCGCAACGATCTTGCCGAATTCGGTGGCAAGCGCGACTGGTGCGGTCGATACCCAAGACCTTATCAACGCCGCGCATTCGAACGTTGCCAACGTCGCGAAAACGATCTTTCCGCAGCGCGTCACCAACATGGACGTGACCTTGCTCAAGGATTTGGAAAGCTCGGCGAGCCAGCCCGACGTAGTGCGGCAAAAAATTTACGACCGCGCCGAAAAAGTGTTCGGTCAGATCATCAGAGAGAATGACGCGGAAGCAGAAGGTATTCGCGAAAAGAAGTTTTACAAGCCGGGCGGCGGTGACGCGGTACGGCGGGCCAGCGGCGTCGAAACGTCTAGCGGCGGGCCGAATACACCGGCCTTGAAATGGTCGATTGTGCCGGGGTCTTGAAATGCCGCAACTCAATGTCGGCGGGACCAAAATCAGCATCGATGACGGTTTTCTGAAACTATCGCCGCAGGAACAGGACGATTTTGTAAAAAATACCATCATCCCGTCACCGGAATTCCAGGCCGCACAAAAGAATAGCGCCGCTGCGCCGCCCGAACCGGAAAAGCCGCGCAATTGGTCAGATGTCCCGCTTGAGGCGGTGCAAAATATTCCATCAAGCGCTTACAACACAGCGGCGGGCGTGGCCTCATTGGTGGGCAAGGGGGCGGAAAAAAGCCGTCCCTTCGCAGCCCTTGGGCCGCTTGCCGGGGTAGCCGGTGGCCTAGCGACAGGCATTGATGTAGCGAAAGCGATCTACAACGATCCTGATCTGCTCAAGCGCATTCCGGCCGCCGCGTGGAAAGGTCTTGTAGACCGCTACGGCGGTGAGGAAGCGATTAAGAAAACCATCGCCACCGATCCGGTGGGTTTCGCGCTCGATGTCGGGACGCTGTACGCGGGCGGCGAAGGCGTGGCATCGCGGGTTGCGCGCGGGGTCAGTGAGATTGGCAACGCGGCCGATGTCTCGCGACCGTTCTATGATCTGCCGCGCGGTGAACCGCCGCCACCGGCCGCGCCGCCGCCAGTCCCATCAGAGGTGCAAGCGGCGATCCAAAGCCAGCCGCGCGCATTGACGACGGACAACCGCTTTCTACAGCAGGCCGGGCAAACGCTCGCTAAGACGCCGCTTGTTGGCGAAAATCTCGGCCGCGCCATTGAAGCGGTCCCGGCCCGGTTCGGTGAAGCGCGAGACGCGACCGCCGATCAACTCGGCAATTACCGGACACCGCAGAACATTGGCGGCGATATCAGCCAACACATCGGAGGCGCGGCGGAAGCCGAAACCGCTGCGGCGGAAGCCGCCGCACGCCAAGCTGATGAAGCCGCACAGGGGCGTTTCGACCGCGCGACGATGGCGCGGGATCAAGCCATTGACCAGCAGGAGCAGCGCAGCGCAGAAGCGGCGCAGCGGCAACTCGGCGACGTTGCGCCCGATGAAATGGGCAACACGGTCATTGATACTGTGCGGGCCAACCACGAGATTGCGCGCAATGCGAAGGATGCGGCCTATCGCGACGCGGGCAATATCGATGCAACGGTTTTGGATGAGGCCAACGCCAACGCGCATCAGAGTGTGCTGTCCGATCTAAGGTCGGACAGGGGCGGTCAGGGCACGGTTGATATGAGCGCCGCAGCGGTGAAAACCTCGCGCGGCATGCTGAGAAGGCTGCGACAGTTTTCCGAAGACGCACGAAACCGCGTCGCGAACGCCCAACAGGAAGCCATTGACGGGGGCGGCACAGCCGCCGATGCCGCCGCGACCGGGCAAAGCATGCGGCGGATTGAACAGTTGCGCCAAGACCTCAATTTCCATGCCTCTGGCGCGGAAAATGATGCGGATCGTCGCGCCGCCAGCCGGATCATCAGCGCCTTAGACGATTGGCACGGCAGGGCCGTCGAAAACAATCTGATGGAAGGCAGTGACCCCAATGCGCTTCCGGCGATGCAGCGGGCGCGGGCACTCAATCGCGATTATCGCGAGCGCTTTGGTTACAACGACCGCAACGACGCGGACACTATCCTCAACAAGATCGTGCAGCCGGGCAACCAGATCGGCCCCGACGATGTTTCCAAGGCGCTGTTCGCGAACGGCAACAAGCCCGCTCGATTGCTTGATGCGATCTATGGGGCAACCGGCGATCATCCAAACCACGGCAACGTTGTCCAGGCCATTCGCGGCGGCGTCTGGAATAGGCTTGCTACTGGTGGCGAGGGCGAGCGAGGGCGCACGGTGGAAGCTATCGCGGGCGGTATCCACAAATTTATGAACAACCGCGAAGTGGCGGGCCGGGTTTTTTCGGAGCAGGATCAGGCATTGGCGCGGTCGCATGCCAATACCTTGCGTGGCGCGGTGCAGGCCCGCAATGAAGCCGCCGCCTATGCCAAGGCCAATCGCCCGGTGCCGACCGAAGTAGAAAAAGGCCCGATGCAGGAATTGGCTGACCGCGTTCTTGGCAACGGCCAAAAGCCCGCCGAAGCGGTGTTCGACACAATCGAAGGTTATGCGAAGTCGAAGGGCGGCGGCAAAGATATAGCGACGCTGGCAAAGGTGATGAACAGCATTCCACCGGAGTTGCAGGGCAACTTCCGCAGCACGTTCATTCGGCGGCTCGGGACCGGCGTCAAGGGCGATTTCTCGCCAGCGGTATTTGCAAAGGAGTGGGGCCAGAACATCAACCCGCACGCCAAAAAAGTGTTGTTCGGCGATAGCGGTCACGTTCGTTCGTTGGATGAACTCGCCGAAGCGTCGAAAAGGTTTGATGAAGTGTCGCGCCGGTTCGGCAACGTTTCCGGCTCGGGCCATACGGTGAATTTTAGCAAGGTAGCGCACGCGGGACTTGGGGCGCTTGCTGCGACGCTTGCCGGTTCGTTGGGCGGCCCGCTCAGTTTGGCGGGCGGTTGGTTTGGTAGTCGCCAGTTCGCAAATTTTCTGGCGACCCCGGCAGGCGCGGCGAGCGCGCACCGCTTTGTCAGAGCGGCGCAGCGCTTGCAGGATGCTCCGACCGTGGCGAACGCCGTGGCCGCAAAAATGACGATGCGCAACATGGGTAACACCGCAGCCGCGCTACGCATTCCGCACAGTATCCCGACCGAAAAATAGCGAAACCACCTCCCGAAAACTCCAAGCCCGCGCAAGCGGGCTTTTTTATTGGGGCACGCATGGCAGGCACCATCCCGCTATCGATGACGCAACAGTTCGATGTTTACGGTCAACCGCTGGCCGGTGGGCAACTCTATATCATTCAGGCGGGCACGGTCTCGACGCCGCAAGATGCGTTTCAGGACGTGAACCTGACGATCAAGATGCCGTATCCTATGACCTTGGACGCAGCCGGGCGCGTGCCGCAAT